CACAGCAGCGTGTCTACGCTCAACGGCCCCGTTGGCCCGCCGTTCACTCTCTCGGCGGGAGGACCATTCGGGTCAATGAACCCCGGGTCTGGCGGGCACGCGAAATCGTCGTAGGCGCCATCGTCGGGCCCAGCATACCGAGGCGCTTGGCTGCGCATCAGGCGCGCGTTGCCTTCCGACAAGCTCACCACATCGAGCCCTGGCGCATCGTCTGGGCATGCCAGGTTGCCAGACGCATCGCGTCGCAGCTGCGACCTGAGCCACTGCACTCCGCAGTAGCTGCATGTCGCTTGCCGGTCGGGGCCAATGCCGACCGGCCATTTGCGTCCGATTGTTCTCATGTGGGCTCCAGGGGCGCCAGCAGCGGCCTGGGGCCCCAATGAGTTAGGTGGTCACAACCACTGGCGACAGTACGCCAGAGCGCGCCGGCTCGTCAGAGCAGTAGTTCTGGTTTGCTTTCACCAGCGAGCCAGCTCCGAACGTGATGCCAGTAGCCGACGCCACGCCGTTGGCCAAGATGCAGAACCGATTGTCGGCGACGTGCCCGTCGGACACGGCCGCCGCGAGCGAAATGCACACCGTGCTAGCTGCCGCGGTGTTGTACATGTTGTTGCGGAAAATCTTCAACCCAAGCGCCGCACCGGTAACGTTGACGTGTCCAGTAGCGGCGACCGCCGGACAGTTGAACTCGTTGTCAGAGATGGTCACGTCCGTCACTGCGCCAGCCACCGTGATGATGGTGGTTGGGACAGAAGCGGCGAGCCCACGGAACGTGTTGCCGCTGATGTTCGCCCTCAGCGCGGTGGCCGACAGCGTGACCACGTTGGCCGGTGCAATCGCCGTCGTCGACACGACCACCTCGCAAAAGGTGAGCGCGAAGTCGGCGGCGGTCACGCTGATGGGGAGCACCACGGCGGTGATTCCGATCGGCGCGATGCGGATGCCGGAGATTTGAACGTCCGCGACCGACACGAGCCACTGGCCGGCCGTAGCTGTCCAGGTGAACGTCGGCATCGCCGCGCCCCTCCCGACACCGATGATGCGGGTACCAGCCAGCAGCGCCGCCGAGAAGGTCGTCGCGTCCGACACATTCTCGACGTGGCCCGGTAGGCAGACCACGAAGTCGCCCATGCCAGAGCGTGCCCGAGCAAGCCCCTGCGCCAAGGTGGAGTAGAGGTTCGTTGCTAGGAACGAGTCGTCTCCCGACTGAAGCCCAGTCGACCGCACGTATGCGGCGACACGAGCCCCAGGCGGGAGCACCACTCCGTACTGCGTACGCAGCGCGGAGTTAGAAAAAATCTGCTGCGCGTCTTGTAGAGAAATGCCCATAATCTACTCCTCACGCATTGACGAACAGGCAGCAACGGGCGTCGGTCCAGCCGCGCGCCCAGCGCGCGTAGATGCCGTACTTCAGCAGCAGCTGGTCGTTGTCGACCCAGGAACGGGTGTTCGGCTTCTTGCGCCACTTCCACTTGAACCCGTTGTCGATGTCCGACAGGAGGGCCCAGTTCGTGGTCGAGCTCGTCCAATACTTGATTGGAATGGTCTCGAGGTTCAGCTTCTTGACGACGTTGATTTCGTTGAAGGCGCCCGGAGTCGGGTCCTTCTCGGACATGTTCAAGCCGTCCCAGATGTACCACTGCTCCTCGGGGCAAACGCTGCCCTTCGGGTCGGCGCCTTCGATGATGCCGTCATGACCCGGGAACTTCCGCATTTGCGTGGTCGCCGTGGCGACCGCGATGCGGCTTGGGCTCATGGGTACGGTCATCAGGTTGGAGAACGTGCCGCCACCCGGAAGGGTGTGCGAGGCGCTCGCCAGCGGCACGCCGTCGCCGCCGGTGTAGAGGGTGTTGGTCGCGCGCTGCCAGATGTTGGTCGCGTCGATGTCGACCGTCTTGTACAGCGCTCGAGGGAGCCGTGCGCCCGCCTGGATGATGGCCGGGTACTTGGAGTCTTCCGCCGCCTCTTCGGTGACGATGAGCTTCAGGGCGAACGTGCGCGCGATGTAGCGGGTGAGCGCACCTTCCTGGATGCCGCCAGCCTGCATCTCGGCGCCTTCCGCCTTCTCGGCGGCCAACCCGGGGCCGGCCATTTCCAGGTCGTCCTCGTAGTTGTCTTCCATGTTCGTCTGCTTCATCCACTTGGGCATGAGCAGCTTTTTCTTGTAGTCGGTCAGGTTGTCGTCGACCACTTGGTCGAGGGTCAACTTGAGGCCGTCAGCAATGGTGCTGGTGAAAACGGGAATGCCTGCGGGCATGGCTCAGCTCTCCTGCGCGCGGTGCGCAATGCGCCGGGGGCGCGGTTGGTACGTCGTGTCTGCCGGCGCGGGAATGGTGTCCGGGGCCGGTTTCTCCGCGACGGGCTGCTCGAGCACGTCGGGTGTAGTCGGGGCGGGCGGCGCCTTGTGTCCGCCCTTTTTGTGGTCGCTATTGCTCACGTGCCCACGTTGGTGAAGAACGGCTCCGCGCCATCGTTCACGGATACGATCAGCTTCACCCATTGGCCGGCGAAGTCCTGATTCGCGAAGTTCTGAGACACACCGACAATGCGGAAGCTGAGTCCCGCGGTGGCCGGGTTGTGCGAGCCGATGTCGAGCACCGGGTTCGCGGAGAGCGTGATCGCGGTAGCCGCCGCCGGGACCAGCTGGTGGTCGCAGTTCTCGCCGATGAACGCCTGGTAGCCCAGGTACGTGGTCGCGGTCACGATGTCGTCGCAGTCGATTTCCCAGAAACCCTGGGATGCCGGCGCAACGAGCACCTTCGATTGACGGTCGATGGCCGTGCCGTACGTCACGCCTGAAGGCAGGTACGGGCTGCGAACCATGCGGGTGCCGTTGAAGTACCCCTGGCCGCCCATGCCCACGACAATGCCCCAAATGGGCTGCGAGGTCTGGCCGTTCTCGTTGCCGCCCGCGAGCGACACGGTGCCGTCGGAGCTGATTTTCACCGGGTCGCCGACGTTCAGATTGACGTTGGTTCCGTAGCCGGAAACCGTGAAGTTCGCCGCGGACGCGACTGCCATCTCGACAGCCTGCGGGTGCGGACGGCCGTTGTAGCCGGTTGCCCAACGGATGCCGTATTGCTTGACGTTATCAGCCATGATTGTGCGTTCCTAGCCGAGCATGACCGAGTTGGCGGTCGTCTCGTTCTCCAGCGAAATGGCCGCGGAATTGTCGCGCCCACGGGTTCCAGCGATACCTCGAAGGCCGTCCGTGACGCCCCCGGGCGAGAGGATTCGTCGTTCGAGCGCGTCGACATCGAGCTGGGCCGCGGCCTCTTGCTCGGCGAGCACGGACTTGTCGATGCTCATCAGAGTGTTGTCCATCCACTCGATTGGCTGCCCGTCGCCTACGCCTTTGCGTAACGAGACGCAAAAGGGGCCACCGGGACGCTTGATTTCGACATCGTAGCCAAGGTTCTCGTAGTACCCAACGCCACCCTGTCCGACCTTGTAGGCCCAGACGTAGTGTTTTGATGGGTCGCCGCCCTTGATTGCTCCTTGCTGGAGGCTGCGGTCGACCGCGCGCACTGGCGGGTCCTTCCGTGCCGAAGGAGTCTTGCTCTTGATGATGTTGCTTGACGACACTAAAGCTCCTGGATTCTCCACCTTGCCGACTGGTGGGGTCTCCCTGGGAGCTCAGACAACAGCGACGGGAATCGCTGGAGCCGTCAAGACGTCCGCTGGCTAAGCGTGGCGCCGATGCCTAAGTATGCAGGGCGCCACGCCAGGGTCAACAGAAAAGACTCAACCCTTGTTCAGCAGCTTCTTACCGACCGTCTGCGCCCACTTCTGACACGCTGCGCCAGCGTCCAGGGACGGGAACATGGCGACCGCCATCTTGTAGTAGTGACTGCCCTTGGGCATGGGGATTGTCTTCGAGGCGGCCGATGGCGCCGTCCGTGGGCCCGAACTCATGCCGGTGGGGCGCTGGCGCTCGATGGCCCCGGGCTTCTCCCGGATGCCCAACACGACGCTGCGCGTCTCGAGCATCACTTCGTCGTGGAGCGCCTTGTCGTCAGCGCGGCCCATGGCGATGAGCTGCTGGGCGCGGCCGTAGGCGTAGCGGGCGGCGCGCGGGTTCTGGTACACGTCAGCGTTGTCGCGGGCGAGTTGTTCGCTCAGATCCTTCTGGCGGCGCTCCGGAGCCACCCGCGTTTCCCGCCGCTCCGCTGCCAGCTCCAGCTTCTGGATGTCGAGCTCCTGCGCACGCTCTCGCAGTTGCGCTTCGCGTTCCGGCGTGAGCGTCTTGTTGCTCAGTGCGTGCTGGTACTCGCTCTCGAGCTTTTCCAGCTCTTTGTAGGTGTCCCGGATACGCCTGTCCACGTCCGCCGTATTGGCGACCGTCTCGCGGGCACCCGGCACTGGACGCGAGCGCTCGGCCAGCTGCTCGCGCAGTACCTTCGCTTCAGCCTCGGCGGCGGCGGCGCGTTCCCGAGCCGTCATGCGGTTGGCGCGGCGCTCGCGGCGTGTCGTGGCTACCTCGGTTTCGGTTTCCTCGTCATCGTCGTCCGCCTCGGGCGTTTCGACGGAAACCTCGTCGGTATCGTCCTCCTTGGCCGCTGCCATGCGCGTGCGCATGCCGGCAAGGTGCTTGTCGACCGATGCCTCCTCGTTGTCCGTGTCGTCTAGTCCAGCCATCAGGAATGCTCCGAATACACGGCGTCAGCCGGTAGCCAGGGTTGTCCGGTTTCGTCGATGAACGTGTGCTCCACGCTCTTCTCGGTGCGGCGCGCCAGGTAGCGCACTTCGCGTTTCTTC